CCACATCTGTTTTTATGTAAACAACATCACCGATATTGAATTTATTATTAATTTCCATTTTAATTAGTTAGAAAGTGGCATTTTGATAGTCGGGTGTGATTGGTAGTTTTGAAGTGTGAAATCACCAATAACATAAGATTCTATAGACGGTCTTGATTCTTCGTATGTTGGGAATGGGTTAAGAGTAGGTAACTCAAATGGTTCTCTTGTTAATTGCTCTTTTACCCCATCAATCTGATTAAGGTATATGTGACAATCACCCATATTCGTAATCAACTCATCAGGAACCATATTAACCTCCTTCGCTAATATTGTTAGAAGTAATCCATAAGATGCCAAATTAAATGGTGTTCCAAGTGGAACATCTTGGCTTCTAGCGTTATACATTAAAGAGATTGCTCTGGTTGGTATTTTGTAAGGTGTGTTATCTACATTAGTTGGAGCCATCGTATCAGCTAATGGACCATATTTTTCTTTCCATATTGGAAATGCTATTTTATATCTCTCTTCCAAACTCAACTCTCTTGTATAAACTTGAAATCCATAATGACAAGGTGGAAGAACTTGATTTGGTAAATCTGATGGGTTCCACGCAGTAACCATTAATCGTCTTGAATCAGAATTTGTTTTAAGGTCGTTGATTAGGTTTTGGATTTGGTCTATACCTGTTGTTGTAATATCGTAAACACCATCCCCCGTTTCATTTGGTATTTGTTTAAAATCTTTACCCCAACTTCTCCATTGTGATCCATAGATTGGTCCTAGTTCTCCCCACTTTTTAGCAAATTCATCATCTGTTTTTATTTTGTTGATAAATTCTTCTTGAGTAAGTGGTCTACCACTTTCGTGTAAATCATTTTTATTTGCTTTCATTTTCTATATTTTTATATTTCCATTTAAAACCTAAAGTAGATTTACATCTACCTCTACAACAATTTGTTATATTCCCACCATTACTACATCCTAACGATTTGGCAGCAGATGATGCACTATCAAATTCTTGTATAAAATTATCATCTAAATCAAATTGTAGTACTGGTTTTTTATTTTTTTCGTGAACCTTATTTAAGAATTTGGTATAGTCAGTTTTTCTATTTTTAATAGATTCCTTCCAACTATCCCAATCTGTATTTTCTTTTGTTTTTTTATCTCTTTCATTAAAATCAACTTTTGCTATTCTTTCTCTTAAAATTTGTTTTCTTTCATCTTCACTCACATTTTTTAACCACTCATTTAGATGTTTACTTCTTTCTGAATTGTGAAAAACTGGGTTTGTAAAATCAATAAATTTACTAGTATCGCCACCATCACCAGACTCTTCTCTTAAATTAGCCCATTCCTTTGATTTAACAACATTATATAAATTACTTAATTCTATACCTTTTTTAATTAACTCATCAACATTATTTGTTTCAAAAACAATTTCTGTTTCAATATCATTAATGGTAAAATTGTGTTTTTTAATGTGTTGTTTCCAAATCTTACCACTACCTAAATAGGTGATTGGGTCTTTTGTTGTTTTACCAAGATATCTCAACCCTAACGGACTTGTCTTAATATACAAATAGTATTTTGTTTCCATATTTTCTTTATTTTCTTTTTATATAAATATGGTGATGGATATAAAAATTACATATTTTCCTCATCTTTTTTTAATTTTTCACACTCTTTGAGGTACGCTTGGTAAGCGTCCCCATCCCAAATGTGACAATCATTATCAACTAAATACTTTATATTAGTATCACCACGTAAGAACCATAATAGTTCAGTTACGATACCTTTCATATACATTTTCTTCGAAGTCAAAAGTGGAAATCCTTCACTCATCTTATGTCTTATTTGTCTGCCGAATACTGAAATAGTTCCAGTTCCGGTTCTGTCGCCCTTTTCAACCCCATTATCAAGTATGTCTTGAAGTAAGGCTGTATACTGTTTATCTATGTTGTTCATAATCCAATCTCTTTTAATTGTTCTGCTGTTAATGATTTAATAGGCTCTGGTTTTGATGGTTTAGGAACTTCTCTTTTAAGAGGTTTTTTTTTAAACGTATATCCTGTAATATCTACGTATTTAAGTAATTCTTTATCACCTTCTATTGTAATGCCAGGTACTTCGCCTCCAATTTTAATCATTGTAGTTTTGTATCCTAGCTTATTGGCAAGCCATTTTATAATTAGTATCGGTATTCTTTTCATTATAGTAATCTCCCTTCTCCATTTTCATACCATTTTTCAACACTACCATACTTGGCAATCGCACTATTCGTTTCATTTTCAACTTTACGATATGCGTCTCTCCACTTTTGTTTAGTTTCTTCATCAACATCTTTACTATATGTGCCAGATTCTAGCGCTAGTAAATCTATTTCATTATCTGTTAAATGAAATGGGTCTATTGGGTTAAATTTTGTTTTCATAATCATCACACTCATTTAAAAAATTTCTTTTAATATCATACTGACCTATAAATTCGTTTACAGTATCTGTATGGAATCCGACACCCACTAATAATCCTTTAATAGCATCAGATATCTCTTCCATATTCGCATCCCAAGGAAGTTCTGCTGTTAGCTTTCTTCCGTGAAGTTCGATTGATATGATTGTTGGTTTTTCTTTTTTCATTTTTCACCTCCGTATGTTAAATTACTAAATTTACTTGTCCTGTTTTTAAATCTTTTGAAATCAATATTTTAATACCCATAAATGTTTCAACTTTGACAATACCTACATAGTCTTTAATAACAGATCTTATCATGTAGTCTTTTGTTGATTCATTCATCAGAATGCCTAATGGGTCTTTGTTGTTGCGTGATTTGTATTCTTCTATTTTAAATTGAATATCATTCATTAATTCTGCATATGTCATTTTTCACCTCCGTATGTTTCGTTATAGTATTGTTCTGCATCTTCTTTATATCTGTTTGGGTCAACTGCTATGAACTCCATACCTGCTATAAAGTCATTCATCTTTTGTTCCTTCTCCATTTCTTTGGCTTGCTCAATAGCTAAAGAAACTTCTATCCAATCATTTGCTCTTAATTTTAATTGATTTTCAAGCCATTCTACTGCTGTTTGTTTCATATCAAATATTTTAATATTTTTTTCTTAATACCGCTTTGCTTAATACCTTCATGTGAATAAGGAGTATGTACAAAGTTCTTTAATCCATGTCCTTCATTAGCGTCTGGGGACATATTCATATCATCAACTGCTACCCAATGTGTTACATCTGGATTTGCTTTTAGATACTCTTCAATCTCTAATACTCTAGAACGCTCGAACCAGTACTTCCACTTAAATAGATTATAAGTATCAGAATCAAAATCTGCTAGATTAGGAGTTACAGCAATAGGTCTCTTAATGATACCTTGTGATATATAATAATCTCCTAATTCCTCTAAAGTAGCATGAAGCTTCCAATCAGAACTAACTACAATCTCTGCTCCCGTTTCTGTTAAGATACTATTTAATATGTCAATTGCTTTTTTATCAAAGTCATCTAGTCTATAGTTAACGGGTATTGGTAATTCAGTGTTAGTATCTAAATCGTACGCTGTTACAAACGAATCTCTTTTTCTTTTTCTATATCTGCTACCCCAGTTATCGGATAAGCATATTACTCCGTCATTATCCAAGAATATAACTTTCATTTTATTTTTGTGGGTGTTGTGGTTTATCTAATTCTTTTAATAAAGCATCTGCATACGCAACAGCTGCTTCCGCCATTACTGCAGGATTAGCTCTTCTGTTCGATAAAAGTCCTTGCATTGCTAATCCAGCAAAGTATTCTCGTTTGGTTAGACCTTTAAAGTTACCTTCACTATAATCTGTGTTGTTAAAGCTATGAATTAAGTTTTCTCCGTTTTCCATATTATTTCTTATTATACTTAAAGATAATGAAAATATTTCGTATTTCCAAATCTTTTTTAAAGTATTTCGTCAATAACGCCCAACTTTAATGCTTGTTTAGAATCAATATACCAATCGTGTTTAGTTTCGTATATAGATTGTAACTTATCTTTTGAAATCTTTGTATGCTCTAAAGTATGTTCCTCGATCATCTTTTGTAAACGTTTTGCTTCAATTACATCATCCTCCATCTCCTTAACGGTACCTCTCGCACCGCTACTTACTTGATGATAAAGATAAGTTGATTTAGCATATCCAAGTCTTCTGTGTCCGGCAATCGCGATTAAGAACCCACACGACATTGCGCAACCCGTAACGATTGTATAAATGGGTGCATTTGAATTTTCCATTATAGAAAGAAGCCCAAAACACTGATATACTTGTCCACCATACGAATCAATATATATTTTGATTGGTTTAGGCTCGTATGAGAAATCATATAACGCAGCGATCTTTTTAATTTCGAAATCTGATTCGTTGATTTGAATAATCGATTGCGTAAGTTTATTGATTGATTCTTGATCTACTTGATTAGCGAGATATAAGTTTCTGGCTAATGGCTTTGGTATTTGAACTTCCATATTATTTATTTATTTGAACTCAGGACAGGATTCGAACCTGCATCTACCTAGCTACAATGCTAGGGCGTTACCAATTACGCTACCTGAGTTAATATTACTATCTTACTGCTTTAAACAATGCTGGTACTTGACCATATTGAGGCAATACTCCATTCCATTTCTGGATAAATTGTTGTTGTAATAGATTATCCGTTAAGGTTGTTTGACGTAATCTATTAGCTTCTGCTTCTGCTTTCGCTGTTGTAATCATTGCTTGAGCATCACCTTCAGCACGAGCTACTTTAATTTTAGCTTGAGCTTCTGCTGTCTTTACTTGATTCTCAGCTTGAAGAGCTTGCTGTACTGCATTATTCTTAGCATTAATTGCATTCTTAAATGATTCTGGATATACTAAGTTACTTGTTAATTGCTGTACAATAAATCCTTCCGCAGTTAATCTACTATGTAAGTCCTTCATAACTAATGACTCAAACTTTTGTCTATTACTGATTAAGCTATCGGCATTAAATTCATTAGCCGCTACACGAAATACATCTTGTACTGTTGTCTTTAAAAATGCTACCTCTAATTCTTCTAAGTCTTTTCTATATTTTCTGTAAATGTCTGGAGCTCTATCTGATACGATATTGTAATTGATAATTGGATTTACTGCAAACTCACTACCATCCTTTGAGTTAACTACGAATCCATGCTCTCCAGTATACTCAACGTGTCTTACGAATGTTGGCCATTCAATAACTGTTGATGTAAATGGATTGTAAAAGGTCCATCCTGTAACATACACAATGTCATTTACTCCTTTGTCATCCCCGAAATAAGAAACTTTCATACCTACGTGTCCAGCGTCAATCCGCGAACAACTTGTTAAGCTGAATAATGCAACGATACCTAGTACCATTAACATTGATTTGATTTTATTTTTCATAACTATTTATTTAATATAAATTTTTTAAAGATTTTCCAGTTAAGGATAAGAACATACATAAGAATTGCACATCCAACAAAGAATGCAATTGTATTTGATTCATTTACTAAAGGAATAACAATGTATTCACACAAACTCCAAGTAATTGCTACGTGAAGAAATAAAAGTAACGCGAGATTGCGTTGAAAGAAGTTTTCTATTTTTTGTTTCATTTTATTTTGTTAATATTTGTTTGATATGTTTACAGTCTCTACGAAATCCAAAAGCTGGACAAGTGCAAGAATTACCATGTTGAGCATCTATTACGACTTCATATATATTCCCTTTGCTTCCATGAACCATGTGCTTTGTAAAAGATACATTTTCTTGTTTAACGACTCTAGATATCCCATCATCAATAACTACAACGTCCTCTACTTTTGTATTTGAAGGGACTTTAGTCCAAGACGGGACGATATATGTATATGCCCCGGCTTTAAATATAGCAAACGTACCGCTGCCGTTTATTGTTTTAGATTTTAATATCGTTACCATCTTATTTCTTATTATACTTAAAGATAAGGAAAACATTTCATATTTCCAACCTTTTTATAAGATTTTTTATTCGTAATCTCGTATTGCAATTACGTATGGAAAACGTGGTACATTATCGGGTGTTAAGTTAAAATACTTAATCGTAGCTTCTTTCCCGATAAGCGATTCTTTATCTTTTAACATTTGTTGACATACTTCCCAATTAAACTTAGGAGAAGCATTAAAGATTTTGCCGTCTTTATTCTTAAATACAAAAGCGCCGACCATTCCGGCTTTATTCCCGTTCCCTTCTTCAATATCGATGATCGTATATTCTTCGTCAATAAAGGACTTATGCTTTAATAAAGACTTAGATCTTTTATTTTCGTATAGAGTATCTAAACGTATCATTTGCCCCTCATATCCGGCAGAAACATAGTCATAGTAATACCCTTCAACGTCATTCTCGTTATCAAGTTGATCTGTTTGGACAAGAATGATAGAAGGATGATAGTTTGTAAGCAGTTTATATAATGTATGATATCTATCAGTAAAGATGCTGTTTCGGCTCGGCAAATCATATACGTGATACTGAATCTTTTCTTTTGATTCTAAAATATCATTAGCATTGGGCTTTGTCTTTTTTACTAAAGAGCATATAGCATTAAAATCGTTAGCAAATTTATCAGCATATAACTCCCCGTCAAAGATTAAGTCCGGATTGATATCTAATAATGGCTTAAGGGCTTCAAATATATGCGGGGCAGCTACAATGGGCTTTCCGTTACGAGTCCACATACCGTCCTTTTTAACAATGCAACGAATACCATCTAGTTTGGGCTGAGAATATACTGGATATTTAATCTTACTCTTGTAATCTTCCCATTTATTAGCAAGCATCGGTTCAAAGTATAAAGAATTATCGATATCATTTATATTTTCAAATGCGCCCTTTTCCATTTTCTTACGATGAATGGCTAATGCTTCTGAAAGAGCTTGTCCTTCGGGAGTAGTTTCATTTGAACGTCCTATGTTCTTTCCTTCGCATATCGTCCATTGCGTTTCTGTTTTAACTCCGTCTGTATATCCAGAGATCGTACGATATTTGTTGGATTCGACTTCAATTGTCCATTCTAACGTTTTGCCGTTAGTAGCGCGTGAGTATAATGTTTTTTTCATATTATTAGTCATCTTCTTCATCATCTTCAAAAAAGCCCAATGCTTTAGCTCGGGCATATCCAACATACTTACCATTTTCTGGATTAAGATATTGTCTTTTAGATTTGGGTAACGAAGCTTGATAATCAAGTTCGGCTTTATATTTTTTAAGATATACTTTATCCCAATCTATTCTTACCTCTAAAAGCTGTCCTTTATCATTAAAGACCCATGTATCTACACTAATATCGTCTGTATATACGTATTCTTTTTTAGAGGATTTTTTTGGTATGTCTTCGTTCTTTTTTGCCATCTATACATAAAGATAATGAAAACAGTCCAATATTCCAAATCTTTTTAAGACTGGAATACTAACTGCTTATAAATCAATCGATTATTGTTTTCTGTTCTTCTATTTCTCGTTCTTCTGTAGAAAGTAAGCCCTTTCCAAAACGATCGACACGTTTCCAATAACGGTCTTTAATACGATTAGATATACGTAATGGATTTCCTTCATCATCAATACGTACAAACGTAATACTTGTTTGCGTTACGACTTCTTGCACTCCTGTATATACATTATGCTTTCTGGCTTCGATATACATTGTTACGGAGGTATTTCCGAACTTCTCAACCCGACCGTAGAACTTTATTATATTGTTTACTTTAACGGGCTGTTTAAATATTAGCTCAGCAATTTTTATCGTGACCATTCTGGGCGTATCACAGATTTGAGCTGAATATACTGCAGCAGCTTCATCTATTAAGGCCATCATGTGTCCTCCGAACATGTTACGGTGCACTCCTATATCAGATGCTTTACAAACAATCGTACTAATTAATTCCATTTTTATTTATGATAGTTTATTAATGTCCATTTACCATCTTTAGTTTCTGCTAGTGCCGTACAATTCTCACACCAATCCCCTGAATTCATATATTTATCAGTCATTGCTGGTTGATGAATATGTCCGCACACTGCTACATCACATCCTTTTTGCTTTGTTAATCTTATAGCATTATCTTCAAAGTCATTTATAAAGTTTGTAGCTTTCTTAATGCCGTTCTTAATGTCCTTTGATATTGAGTAGTATGGTAATCCTCTCCAATGTCTCCATCTATTGTACCAACGGTTAATCCAAAGTGCAATATCATATCCTATACTACCGATATAAGCTAACCACTTAATCTTAGTGATAAAGACATCTAATACATCCCCGTGAAATATATAGTAACGAGCCTTGCCGTGTTGATGAATCCAATCCTCTACAATCTTAATGTTTCCTAAATCGAATGGCAGAAAGTCTTTAAGGAACTCATCATGATTACCTCTTATCCAAACTACCTCAGTATCCGTTTCTGATATCTTTAATAGTTTACGAATAATCTTTGTATCCTTCTTAGTCCATTTACTTCCTCTCTTTAATGCCCAACCGTCAATAATATCTCCGTTGAGTATTAAAGTGTCTGTTGATAAGGTTTCTAAAAAGTTTAAGATATCATCTCTTCTCGATGCCTTACTTCCCAAATGTAAGTCCGACATCACTACGGTATTATATTTCATGACCAATAATTATAATCTTGTTTATAGAAGTCATCATTGTTACGATTGAGCCAACAACGAATCATTAGTTTACACATATACCAAAATCCTTTATTCTTAAATCTTCTATCTGAAGTATAAGCATAATAGTTAAATATCTTAAAGTATTTTGGTTTAGCTTTCATTGATAAATGATAATCCTCAGCAAATTTATCTTCTTCGTTAAACTGACCTAATTCTTTAAAGTATTCAGAATTGAATAACATAAACCCTCCAACAGCAAACGGCGTCTTGAATGATATAATCCATTGAACTAAATCAAATAGCTTATAGAACAAAGCATATTTTAAATTCCAAGTACTAATATTACAAGTAGCTATTTTAATGTCTCTGTTAATCATAGCCGCTACCATTTGCTTTAAAGGTAGTTTAGATACATCCATATCAGCATCCAAGAATAATACATAAGGAGTTTTAACTTCTTTAAAACCATTATTACGTGCAGCTGCTGGTAATCCTCCCTTAACTACTTTAATATCTATATCGGATAAGTGCTGAATCATATCTACATATACTAATGTATTGTCATCAGAAGAGTCAGCTATTATTATATTACGTACATCATGTGTAACTATTAACTTTAATAGAGTAGATGCTATTCCGACTTTCTCATTTTTGCAAGGAATAACTACTGTTAAATTTTTGTTTAAAAAGCTCATCGTATTATTTTTATTTCAGATTCCGTTTCAATTACAACTCTCGCTCCACAACCCAATAAAGGTTTAGCATCACATCCATGTCCTCCGTATATAATCTTACTCGGACCTAATATCTCTACTTCATTACAATAAGTATTAGTACGTCCTTGTTTGATTGTTATGACAGGTAAGTATGTGCCTTTTGTTTTGTTAGAGCGTATGTTATGTTGATTTACATGAATCTTTGATTTCATTATATTTTTATATTATTAAAGAATTTCACGAACTTATCATGAGGTACGCTTACACAAACTCTACTGAATGAAGAATAAAAATCTTTATCATGATATGTGAATTTATCTAATCCAACAGCGCCGATTTTATTTTTGAATAAAAAGTCCTCATTTAAGTTTATAATAGAGAACATTCCTTTAGGTTTTGCTCCATGATAAATTTCATTTACTAAAAGATTATTTTCATATAAATAATCAATATTCTTAAAAATATCATGTGTCGTCTTTTCTCTAAACTCGCTAACAGCATCATGTCCTTCTTTACTAGATAATAATTCATTAACTAATAATTGAGAACTAGAACAAACTCCGTTAAATTCATATAGAATACGAATATTCATCTCAGAATTAAAGTCTCTGTCATTACACCAAACAAATCCTAATCTCGAACCAGATACTCCTAATGACTTTGAAAATGATTCACAGATAATTATATTTTCTAGATTAGCGATCTTATCAAATAAATCCATATCATTTTTAAATAGCTTTCTGTATGGGCTATCAAAAACGACAGTTACTCCTAAGTTATTTAATTTAACTATATACTCATATAAAAATTGGTCATCTAATTTAATCCCTGTAGGATTATTAGGGTCGCAAATAAAGATACAAGTATTGCTATTTAATTGATTAAGCTTCAAATCATCTAAACCATCATAAAATGAAAATGATTTATTTCGTATAGTAGCCATTTTAGAATATGACCCCCAATAAAACTTAGGAAATAATATAGTATCTACATTTAACGTTTGTATAATTAAATCTAAACCAGGCATACCACCTGGCATTACTGTTACGTTTGTAAATTGATCTGTAGATGTAGAAGGAAAATATTCTTTAATAATATTACGTCTTAATACTTCTAATCCTAAATTAGGAGCATACATTTGATAATCCTTTGTATTTGGATCAATTCTCTTAACTACCTCAGTTAAATCAATATTCGTAACAGCATTAACTCCACGATTTAAATGTAAATACTCTTCTCCAGTTTCTTTTTCAGCTTTTGATACCTTTTGACCAATTCCTACGATTGAGGAAAATGTAACATTGCTATGATTGATTTTCATTATATTAAGTTTTCTAGTATTAAGATATCCTCTAATTTTCTTTTCAAGTCTTCTAAAGTTCCATTATTATCAATTTCATAATGAAATCCAGTAAAGCCATCTAATGCTGTTTCTGATATATGTTCTACTCCTACCGTATTACCAGAATTACGTTTGATACGAATTAAGATACCATCATGATTATTAACGCTCTCAACTTCATTCATGAATCTTGTATCGGTAATAATCCAGTTAGGATATGTTTTATCTAATTTATAATCAGCCCACATAGCATTGATCCAAGAATCTTGATGAAGACCGTCTCTCATAGCTTCCGTTCCTAGTTTTTGAAGTAAATCTCTTACTGTCATAAATACAGGCTCTTCGTGATCGTTCCAAGTCGACCATTCTTTTCCAAGTAATGTCTTTTTGAATTCTTGATCTTCGAACTTCTCTACAGGAATACCCGTTAAGATAGAAGCTACCGTTTTAAGTTTTCCAGCAAACTTCTTTACTTCCCAATTATATCCTGGAGATAAACTTTTAATAATCTCTGCTGCGGTATCTTTGCCCGAACCGATTTTTCCTGTGATGCTAATAACTGCCATTGTTTTAATCTTTTTTCTTGTTGAACCATCTTCTTACAACATATCCACGAACTATTGACAGAATCGTGAATAATACAGTAGCCATACCCAATTGTTTATAAGTATACTCCATTCCTATGATACTGTATATAATAGGACTGAATATAAGTGTCGTTAACAATCCGATACCCGTATTTGTAATGCTTTCTATAATAGAGTTTGTTTTAGTTTGCTGTCCCATCGTTGTTATCCTTACTGCTATACTTTGCTGATATGTATGTTCCTATAGCTCCGCCCAATGCTGCCGGAATAAGCATCCAGTGATTCTCAATATAATTGATGGCCGTAAATGCACCGCTCAACATAATAAATGCTGAAAAGATAGAGGCCTTCATTGCTTGATGATTTGCCATTGCTTTAATATATACGCCCCAAAAATAATCAACGGCGATCATAGTAAAGAATACTAATATGTATGTATAATTTATCATTTTGATTTTGTTTTTTTAGATGCCGCTTTCTTTGGTTTAGCTACCGGCACTGGTTTATTTAATATAATAGCCTCAACTTGAGCTTCGGTATATCCATACTTTGATACTATCTTTACAATAGCTTCAATATTATTAGATTCTGTTAAGATACTTAAGTATTCCGATGCTTGAGACTTGGAGCATTCATATTCTTGGGCGATTAGGCCAATTAGATGATCGCTATAAGTATTATCTTTAGTTCCCTTTATCCAAGTACTATAATAACTTCTCTTTGGTAATAGCTCGTTAAAGAACGTATATACCTCCCTTGGAGTTAAGTCCGATGATATAGCATATCTTTGGAATTCATTACATAAATCCAATAAATCAGGATGCATCGATAGAATCATAATAATCATATATGGTTCTACTGCATTACGCTCTTCGTCGCTAAGATCAGACCACTTTCTTTCTGTCGTAGTCATGATCTTAACGAGGTCGAATACACTTACTCTTTTATTTTCTTGTTCTGCCATTATGGTTGAGGGAATCTACTTGGAATTGAACCACATACTGTACATCTATATGTTTCTACAGGAATAATCTCTTCTCTTCCAGACGGAGACATCATAGGTGATAACTCCTTAAAGAACATTACTGGAAAGAATGTATTTCCGTCACATATATTTCCTTCTTCATCTAAATTTCCGCATACCATTGTTGGTTGCTCTGATAGCTTAATATTTAAGCTTTGTCCTGCTTGTTCCATGTTGTTTATTTTTTATATATTTCCGAAATAATTTGAGCGAACATTGCAGATACGTTAATATCTTTATTCACACTAAAACTATCTTTATATTGATACTCAGCAATGATTAAGATAATAGGTCCGATATGCCCACTTCCGTATGATTCGATTTCATCATACATTAATCTATATAGATCTGCAAAATCTTTTATCTTAGCATCTGCAATTGCTTGACGAATCTTAGAAAAGCATTCTTTTGGATTCTTTTCTGATTTAAGAATATCAATACACTTCATAGCATAGCTGCCACGTTCTGCAATACCTTTAGATATGATTAATTCTCCGTTAGATGAATGTTGTTGACAAAGATTAATGATCTTTCTGATATCTGGATATCCTTCATTTACTAATGTAGCCACATCTTTAATATCATAAGTAATCTTTTCGTTATGTAATATCTTTACCATTCTTTCCGCAACATCTTTTTTGTTGGGAGGAACGATTTGAAATACTTGACATCTACTTTGAATTGCTGGAATGATTCTATCCACATAATTACAGGTCAGGATAAAACGAGCGTGTTTACTAAACGTTTCCATTAAGTTACGAAGAGCGGCTTGACCGTTAATCGTTACATAATCACTTTCATCTAAAATAACAACTTTGAACTTGTTAAAACTTATTGTACTTACAAAAGACTTTATCTTTTCCCTAATTGTATCAACGCTATTCTCATCGGATGCGTTAATATATAAGGTTTCAAAACCAAAAGTGTTTGTAATAAGCTTAGCGCAGCTCGTTTTTCCTGTTCCTGGAGGACCGTATAATAAAAGATGCGGAATATCCTCTTTTTGAAGATATTGATTGATCTTTTCTTTTATATGCTCATTCCCAATATAATCATCGATAGTAACTGGGCGATAAGATTCAGTCCAGATATCGTGTTCAGCATATTTATTAATTGTCATTCTTAGTAGCTAAATCGGTTGTAAACATATAACGATATTTCATCAATAGTCTTTGCATCTTTTGACGAGTCTTATATTCTTCGTATGTTTCTAACTCGCTACGCTCATTTGATAATGTCGTAATATCGTTAACTAATCTAAGGTTTGAATCTAAAGATTCGTCAATTACCCAGTTAATAAACTTAAAATGCTGTTTAGGGCCGATTACATAACTAGGTACAGACATACTCATATTTTTTAAGAATGAGTCTCTAAGTCTGTTTGTGTCTTGAATGATTGCTGTATTTATCATATTTTTGTTTTATTTTTATATTTTCTATTTTTAGCAGCTAGGGATAATTTATGTTTAGTTTCTTCTGTTATAACACGTTTACGACGTGCGATTGATAGCTTTAATCTTGTTTCTTCAGATACTATATGTCCCATATTTGCTTTTGATATTTTTCTTTTTGTTTCGGCAGAAATACTTCGACCAGTCATCGACTCTGATATTTTCTTTTTATGTAGTTCTGATAATCCACCTTTAGATTTTCTATTTTTTGCGGCATCGGACATTTTCTTTCTAGTCTCTTCCGAATGACCTTTTTTAGGTCGAGATAGTTTCTTTTTTGTTTCTTCTGAAATTGTGCGGTTCGAAAGAAACTTAGAATGAATTACTTTAACAGATTCATATACCCTGCTACTAGGAATATACCTCTTATTATACTTACTAGAGCCATTTATCATCATCCATAAAGCATATCGTAATTTGTTATTATCAGGATATATTTCACATAATAATCTATGAGCCATGTAATGTTCTTTAGCTGTAAGAAGAACAATGTTTGGGTGTCGTATATCATAGGCATTGCCTTCTCCACCCAAACATTTAGGTACAATGTGATGAGCTTCATAATATATTCCTCCTTTTATCTTCTTTCTATCTTCAGACCTAGCCTTAGATATAATATCATTATAAATCTTTTCGTAATTCATTTTGCGATTTGATTTTATTTTGATATCGTTCTCTACATACTTTATCGATACGCTCTTTGTTCTTCCAATAATATTTTTTTGAACTTTCTCTACGTCTTTCGATTAGTTTAGCTTTTTCTTCATCGGTTAATTCTGCCGTTCTTTTTAATCGTCCCATATTCTCTTTAATATAATTATATCGGATAAGAGAAAAAGGATAAGAAAATTACTGTATCGAGAGCTGAACTAAGTAATAAACTGAATTAAAATCCTTACCGGTAAAGGTAACTCTGGCTAATCCTTGACCAGATACTTCAAATACTCCTGATTCTGCTCCTTTGTTTGCAGTTAAGATTTCTTTAAAGATATTAGCAGAGAAACATGTAGCACTTAACTTATTATTTGCTGTTGCATCTACCGAAAACTTAATTCTATTAGTATTTACTGTAGAATAATTAAGTAAGATCTCTGATGAAACTGCATCCGATACAACTGCAAAGTTTTCTGCTTCTGGCATACCATTCTTCGCCTTTAAAAACTTCTCTGAGAACTCTTTTGTAATATTAATGGTTACATCAAACTCAGGAAGGGCTTTTACTTTTGGAACTGACTTAATAACAGATAAATCTGCTAACATATAAGTGATTGATGTATTAGCATCATTAACAATCATAGAAAATACTTTATCTCCTGATTTAACGAATTTAATATCAATGTTCTCATCTAATACAGAAAGCATTTTTAATAATTGGCTTGTTGTATAAACTGCCAACTCTGCATCTTCCATATCAACAGATTGTAATGTAACTTCTCCGATTACATTTTGATTTGCGGAAATAAATGAACAAACTAACTGTCCATTCTTCACAACTAATTTTACGCTGTCAGTGTTACCGGCTAAGTAATAGCGATTAATAAAACTAACTAATTTTTCTTTTTGCATGACTTATTTTTATTTTCTTAATTATAATGATTTATTTTTAATTTTCAAAGAAATTTGACATAACTTCTTTATGTTGCGAAGGAACCCACTGACCGCCATAGTTTACGTAATAGTGTCTATACTGCTCATAAATTCTAAAAGCATTATCGGGTTGAGCGAACATCTCGTGAATTGATTTAAGGATAATATGCATATCGCTTGGAATAACTCCTTCTAATAACTCTACATCTTTACTGCAGAACTCAGAAATATCAAGCATACCTTTATTAAATACTAATAAGTTTTGAATAGTTGCTCTATCATAATACTCCTGCTTATAATCATTAACTACTCCCATTGTAAAGTTTTTAGATACCGGAGTTTCTAAAAGAACAGGTAATAATTGTGAATCTGTATACTTAATATCTCTCGACACGTGCATTTGAGTCCAATTTAATGTTCCAAAGTTCGGTCCTAAGATCAAATCACCATACACTGGAAATTGTCCTGGAGATGAACTATCTGTCATTAATTGTATTCTACCACCATAATACTTATTTAAAAGTGCTTGATATGTTCCTAAGATAAAGAAATCAGATACTTTTGAAATACCCAACATATGAATAAATTCATTTCTTGGATTTTCAAACTCTCTGTTTTCTAAGAAAAGAGCAATTGTATAAATAAAATCCACTAATCTACGACTACCTCCAACACACCATCCTTTAAAATCAAAATGCTTAACGGTATCATACCACAAATTAAACTGACTAGGATTATTTCCTTGAAGTACATTTAAGAATCTAGTTTTACCTTGTTGCTTATTGGCAAAGTATTTAAAGTTATCATAACTAAAATCTAATGATTCTTGAAATTTACCTTCGTATGACATACGTGGCGGAATATCTAAATTAGCAGCTACGTCAGAATTTTCTTCTAAGAATGCTAATATTTGGTCTCTAATAGCTACATCCCATTTAATGGCTCCTGATGCAATCTGGAAACCTCCTGAATCACCAAATGTAAATACATTCTCTAATCCAAATGTAATACGAGAATCCATCTTTTTATAAAAGTGACCTGCTGTAATTAAGAAGTATGGGTGTCTAAATTCTGCTGGGAAGTCTTCCGCATAGAATCTGGAAGTCAATCCAGGTTCGATTTCTCTATTCTTCTTTAAAGAAGCTGCCGTTCCTCCTGCGGATAATGAAGGAATAAATAACGGCTTTCGAGTTGGGTTCGGTGCAACGATTTTTGATAAATCCATTTTATAACTTATTTTTATCTAATATAAAGATAATATTTCAAATAACCTAATGTATGAACATAAAAAAAGCCCTTTTGGGGCTAATTTTATTTTTATTAAAGATTTTCGTAATTTTGAATTGGGTTCTCTTGTTTGAACTCTGCCCAACGTTCTGGAAACTTACTGATTGATGCTTTACCCACTTTGTAATCTTCATGTTCATGAATGCTAGGTGCAGGTTCTCCAGCGCTTCCATCGGTATAGCCCGGATTTGATTTGATTTCTGTTTCTGCTGCCACTTTATATTCGTTAGAAGGATATCCTTTTCCATTATTAGAACTTTGCTCTCTACGTATTGTAGCACCGAATGCGGCAGTTTGTAATTCTTCTGCTGTTGGTTTTGTAGCAACGTATATACCATGACCGAACCAAGTAAATCTAGCAGTATCGCTTGGATTGACCATTTCCGTTCTTTCGCCGTTAGGAGTAACTACTGTTACTTCTTCAGTACGACCCGGTTTATTTAAATCGTATGTTACGCTCTTTACAGAAACGTTATATCCATATCCACCGCCGCTTTTAGTACAAGATATTAATCCAGATGCTAAAATAAAACAAGTAGCTCCAAGAACGATTTTATCTTTTAGCCCTTCTTCAACATTAGCATTAGTAAATGAATCTCCGTTATACTTAACGATTTGCTCTTTTCCGGTAGCTTTGTTTATGATTTTAACGTTAATGGGTTCTGATGTATCAACTCCAGCTTTTGTTAGTGCCGTAGTTAATTTATCTTTACCGGATGAGCTTTGTTCTTCTTCGCGAATGTTATTTAATTCCTCACGAATAAGTTTATGTAGTTGCGATTTGTTCATATAAATCTTAGTTTTTTGTTTTCCAAAGTATTCCGGCAATAAATGCTTTTGCTAAGGCTTTTTCTTCGTTAGGATTATTTGATTTATCACGAGCATATTCTTGAGCTGCATTCATAATCTGTGGTCCTAATAAAGCAGGGTCAAAGTCTGGTGCTACGTCTGTATAGAATTCTTTTAAACCCTTTTTAATCTCTTCTTTAATACGTACATCTTTAACATTAGGTGACTTTTTAATACCTGCAACGATTCGAAATAATTCAGTTGTAGATGGATCTGCCATAACTTTTTGTGTGGTTCTGGTTCCATTCTTATTGATTATCTCAAGTTCAAATTCTTTCGATTTAGATTCTTCTTTTAATGCAGTGCGAATCTCTTCTTTGATTAGTTCTTTTAGTTGTGATTTATTCATTACAAGATATTTTATTATAATTATTCCTGAATATCGAAAATAATACGTTTCATTTCATCTATTCTATAATAATTAGTATCTAGATGTAATGCCCATTCCTCAATACCCTCTTTATACGTATCATAGTTCTCCATTTTATCTTTAATATACTCTATGATTTGTGTATAATGCTCTGTATAATTTACGTAGCTTAATGTCCATTCCGAAGGATATCTCCACTTCTCAGGAACTATCTCTGTGAAGTTTAATCTGTTTGGGGCTAATGGTATTGCTCCATGCATAATAGCTTCAAATGCCGTTATGGAAGAAGAATCAATCAAATCGGATATAAATACGTATTTGGAAGAAGCTAACAATCCATGATACTGAGTTTCGTTGGGCATCTTATCTTCTATACAAACCCATTCGTATTGAGGTAATGCTCGTTGCAGTTCGCGGAAGATAATTAGTTGACGATCTACAGTTCCTCTATCAGCAAAAAGAATCATATTACGTTTAAGAGTTCCTTTATACTGCTTAGCATAATCTCTTACATGTTCCATTGGAGGCCCGGCTTTATGAATACGATTTGGCGCGTTGAATAGTTTCTTTGCTGCGATAGTTTTAAAGTTAGTTTTAAGCATAGCTAAATGATAATCACTATCATAATAGTTATAGTTAATAGCGGCGAATAAAGCTCGTTCTGCGTGCTTTTGCCAGATTAAGTTTTTAGCGAATGAAAGATAAGATGTTTTATTAAACGACCCCATTTGCCAAAATCCATGTATCCAAATAGGAACACGATAAACAGTAGATAAATATCTTAGTTGAAAGATTGCAGGATTCCAAGCATCCATAAAAATAAAATGATCTCCTTGACTAACTTTCTTATTATAAAAAAGCTCCGCAAATCTTGATGACTGCGAAGCTTGTTGATTTATAATATCTTTAAATGTTAATGGAGTATCATCTATAATCGTTAATGGATTTGGTTGTATATCGTAAATGGTTTGAACTACATACTTTAAACCCTTTTGTTGGATATAATCTTCTAAAGTGTTTTGAATGTTGTTTTGCCAATTACGAATATACTTTAAATCAATCGTCTTACTATCTATGATAAAGATTGTTTTCATACTAATTCACAGCGAGCGCCATTTTCATTATCTTCCCAAACCTCAACCCAATTACATCCGAATTCGTTAAGGATTTCTTTTGCAAGCATTTCGCAAGATCTATGATCGAATAAATGACTACGAGCTGAACTATTATAATATTTTTCGTGAAGATAATCTAATATATCACGCTTAAACATTATAAACTCTCTATCTCTGTCATCATGAAATACTTCTAACGAAGCTTTGAAGGTAAAGATGTGTCTGTGATAATCAGATAAGAACCCTACTTCTGGAAATACGTCTTTTGCTGCTTCCCAACGATGCATACCGTCTACACTAAGACTAACTATAACTGTTGTTTTTAAATCTTTCATACTATAATATAATAAATACTAATTAAAAATCAAAGAAGGATTTCATATTATTATTCTGCGGAACTACTCCCCAACCCAATGCTCCAAAGAAATCATTAAGTTTATTTTCCAAGGAAGCTTCAAAGATGCTCGTATAATCTATATTTTCCTTAACGATAGAATAGATATCCTTTGGATCATTAAAGCCCGTTAAAGCTAAGGTTTCAATACCTAATCGGTTAGGTTTTAGATAAGTCCATTTAATCTTATCGCCATCACTAATCGGAGCCATTGAATTGATTTTAAAGTGCTCTAACAAATCATTAAAGTTCGCAGCAGATTTTGCGTGAATAGGCATTCCTTTAGGTCTTGTTTTGAATATCGAACCAGTCTTTTTACAGGGATACTTACTTAATTCCTTAATACCAGATATCGTCATAATATCATAGATATCTAAGTTTGGTAATGAATCTTTAAGTTCAAATATCTTATCTACAATCTCTTGCTTCTCTGCTTTATTAAGAATATCAATTAAGATGCCCGACATAAATCCTCTAAATGCTTTTGGAAATGAAGAACGAACTACATCTAATCCTTTTACATCTAGTTTATATTCTTTTTTACCGTTAGTCATTTTAGAGATACTCACACCTTTTTCAGAGATAATTTTTTGAGCATATCGCTTCTTTGCAATCCATATCGCTGTTTCAGATACATATTCTTGCTTTGTTTGGAAATGATGCTCTGTAGCATTAAAGGCTCTCTTTGCAAAATCACTAAACGTAGAATTGATAATAGTTTCACAAGCTACAGCAAGTTTAAACGTTACCTCAGAACATTCTTCTTTAGTTAATTCTCGACCTCTATCTCTTTGCATCTTTTTAATTAATGGCATTGCTGAAAAGAATGCAGAATCCGTATCGATATACAATACATAATCAATACCAGCAGTTCCTAGTTTTTGATTTAGCCATTCATTTGCATAACTTGTTTTATGCATAATAACTGCTTTACCGCCCAACGTAGTTCCTTCGGCATTATCAATATCATAAAATCTAAAACCGGCATTACCTAATACACCATATAATGAGTTAGATAAGATCTTCATAGTTAACTGTCTTGAATCAAAGAATCGATACATTTTTTCATTACCAGCTTCTCCGTTCTTTTTAGCCAACTGACGATATTCAGTTCTTTCAGCATCCCATTTTTCTAAGATAGATGGAACCAATCCTTTTGTTTTAAGATCATAAATAACTCCAACAGCTGAAACTGAGAAGTTATTTTCTTCCAAGAATTTTCTTAACTCAAGACCTTTCCAAGATTTAGATTTATACTTATATACATATTCTGTATCATCATTCATAAATCTCTTGTGGTCCCAATTCTCAATCTTACATACTTTAGTTTCTGGAGAAATATTAATCGTTCTTTGAGTAGATGGATAAAGTGCTTTTAAGTCCAAGTCATACACCCATTCATACAATCCAGGTTTAGGATCTTTTACAAATGCTCCTTCAAATCCATTTTCGTTATTATCATCTTCATCCTCACTAGATTCTTCTCTTAAAGGTTTATTAGTAGCAATAACGCCCAAACGATTTAAGTAAGTAAGACAGGCACCATCTAGATATCTAGAAGAAGCAAATACATCTTCATAAGGAACATGTCCTTTATGAGCAATGTTTCTTGCTAATGTAATAAAGTCGAGCTTATCATCTAAATCAACAACTAATTGAACGTCATTAATATTATACTCAATAAACTTCTCTAAATCTGTTTTATAAAGATTATCTAAATCGCCATCATACTTTATCTTTCCACGACCCAATTCCTTTTGTGAGATAAATTCTAAAGCATAAGACGGTTCTTCGTTATAAGTAAATGCTCTATACAAATACATATAATCCAGCGCTGCTACACCACCAATATTCATTCTATCTTTACGGAAGTCTTTTGAAACTACTCCAACTGGACTTAACTGTTTCGCTACATTCGCTCCACAAAGTTTCTTAGCTCTGTTATAGATATAAGGAACGTCAAAACCATCTATATTCCATCCCGTTAAGATATCTGGACGAATCTCTAGATAAAGTTGAAAGAATCTCATTAATAAATCTTTCTCAGTAGAAAATGCTTCGAAGATATATTTATCCGTTCTTTTATTTTTTGTAAGATGTTCTTTATCTAATAATAATACGTTCCAATCTTTAGAAATATTATCATATAAAGTTATCGCCGTTATTTCATTATCTGCATCCCATGGAGTAGAATAACCATCTCCTTTAGATACCTCAATATCAAAAAACATTGTAGTTATATTTTCTGAGATGTCATCCGTATCTCCATAGTTGTCTATCAGTATCCTAATTTCAGGTCTGATATCAGATTCATAAATAATTCCTCGTTGCTCATCTTCTTTATCCCAATTATATACTTTCTCTACACGATTACCGTCTAGAGCAGTATACAACCCATTAGGAGCTTTGATATAAGCATATTTCTTATACTTGAAATTAAGACGACCTTTTTTATCATCCCAAACGATTACTTCGTTACTGTTTCGGTCGTAATATACGTTTTTGTACATTTATTTTAGGTTCTTAACGAAATTATAAAACTCTTCTCTTACTGCAGCATCATCTTTAAATGCTCCAGTTAATTTTGAAGTTATCATTGTTGAATCATGTTGGATACCTCTTAAGCAAGCACATTGATGACCTGCTTTAATCATAACTGCAACACCAAGATTACCTTCGCAGGTCTTATCTAAATAATCGCTAATCTGCATAGTTAGATTTTCTTGGACCTGTGGCATACGACAAAAATAATCTACAACGCGATTTAATTTACTTAAACCAATTACTTTACCGTTTGCTGCTGGAAGATATGCTACATACGCTTTACCTACAAAAGGCAAATGGTGATGACTGCAAATAGATTTAACATTGATATCTCCTTGAAAGACCATTCCATCGTATTGATCTGTATTAGAAAATGCTGTAATTTTAGGTGGTTCATTAAACTTTGATTTAATTAAATCGTTAACAAAAGATTTAGATACTCTTCTTGGAGTATCCATTTCATGTGGATTATTATCAGGATCTAGTCCTAATGCTTTCATAAAATCATAATAATGCTTACTAGCATTCTCAATAATTTGTT